TCTTGTTCATTACCGAATGGTTTACCTAGATAGTATTCTAAAGACTTACGTCTACGACTTACTATTTCACCACCAATGTAACCTGATGATGCTCTAAGTTCTCTATTCAATACTGCTATAATTTCATTTTCTGTCATACTATATATTTATAATCCACATTAATGGGTCTTTTCCAATCTGATGTATCTATTGGATCGTGTACACATCCATATCTAAATGCATCAGCTGCGTGAGAACACCAGTCGTGTAAAGGTTTATTTTTAAATACTTGGTTCTTCTCATCCCATTGTTTTCGATATTGACGCAAAGCATCTAAACCTAATTTACATTTCTCTCTGTCAAACCAACAATGTGGTAAAGCATTTCTAACAGATTCTATACCATGATCAACCTCTAATTTAGGAGCAACTTCAAAGTCTATTCCTAAATCATTAGCGACTTCTAATCTAGATTTACCAGTTCCTAGTTCTCTAGCTTGTATATCGTGAGGTGCTATATGTCTTTCATATACATAGTTTTTATTATCTAAAACATCTGCATAATGAGCTAAAGACTCACCTGAGTTTTCATAGTAATCTATGACGTGTATTTCTTCACCAACTCTTTGTACAAACCAAATAGCTGTCGAATCCCCAATCCCTAAATCCCACCATGTCTCAACACCTACGTGTTCTTCGACAGGAATACTCCCAATTCTTTTATCGTTATCAGCTTTGGTTATAAGTTTTCCATAATAACTACCACTAACAGCAGCTGTAAAAGAACATTCAAACTCTTGGTTATATTGTTCTTCAGTCATTATAGACTGTGCATCTTGTAATTCTTCTGTAGGCACTACGCCTGTTTCAGATGCTCTATACATTTTTGCAAACCAGTCTTTATGTCCTCGTTGTGCAAAATCATAAACTTCCCAAAATTGGTTATGACCCATAGGAGTTCCTATGAACATTACCCATCCTAAA